AGAGAACTCTGCAATCAACTTAGTCCGCATAATGATGTCACGGCCGTGGATAACAATCAACGTTTTAGTGATTACACGCCTAAAAATTGTACGTATGTCAGATCCAATCTAATTGAATATTTAGATCAATCGTCTAATAAATTTGATATAATCTATCACATGGCCGCAACAAATGGTACGAAGTATTTTTATACTCAGCCAAACGATGTGCTAAGAAATAATGTTACACTCGATCTAGCCATGTTTAGATTTACAGAATCTAATCCTGCTTGTAAATTAATCTATGCAAGTAGTAGTGAAGTTGTGGCGGGCACAACTATTTTTCCTACACCTGAAATCACTGACATTAGTATTAGTTACATGCATAATCCTCGTTGGAGTTATATGCTACCAAAAGCACTGGCAGAGAATTATTTGTTTAACAGTAATATTGATTTTTTAGTGATTAGATTTTTTAATGTGTTTAGTGAACATTCTGGCTCAGGACATTTTGTTAAAGATATCATTGATAAAATTAAGAATGAAAATTTTGAACTTATAGGTGCCGATGAAACTCGTTCTTTTTGCTACGTAAGAGATGCGGTTGATGCAGTGATTAAAATTTCAAACTGTAGCAAACAAGTAGTTAATGTTGGCAGTGACGAGGAAATAACTATCTTAGCTGCGGCTAACATTATTGCCAAGTGGTTAGGAAAAACTAACACCCAATGGATTATAAGGCCTAGTTTATTAGGCAGTGCTAAAAATCGTCAACCTGATATCGCAAAATTGAAAAGATTATTACCAACTTTTTCACCAATGCCATTCAAAGAAGCGGTTAACTCTTTCAAGGATTAATTGCGTACATTGGAATAGCATAATCAACGCTATTGAAGGTTACACGCATCCACGTAAGAATTGAACCGACGTTAACTTGTCCGCTCGCTCCTCCTGCTACCAACGCAGGAGCTTGAAGTGTAAGCTGTCCATCGGGACCGATACTTAATTTTATACTTGGAACTCCAGCGGTAGAAGTGGTTAAAATATTCATTCTACCTGGTAAAATTCCAGGACTTACTACACCTCCAACAGAGGCAGTAATGTAGGCTGCTCCTGTATAGGCACCCGTACCAGATAAGCCACCAAATTCTAATGAAAAGATAGCATCACTGTTAATTAATGGCGTTGGACTAGTCGGTGTTCCCCGGCTTCGCCCAAACACCATTGCTCCGGGTAAACCTTCATCATGATATGTATCAATCTCAAACAAATCAAAATTTGACGTGCCTGCAGAAGTAATTATTTTTATTCCTGTTGTAGCTGTTTGCTGATCAAGTAAAATTCTATTACCGGTGACATTACCTGCGACATCACCTTCGACATTACCAGTTAAATTAGCAAATAGTTGATTATCTACAGTAACATTACTGTTGAATACCACAGCAGGTGTGAATGTTATCGCAGATGAATCTGCTGAGTCGATTAAATTAGTGAATATATTGCCAGTGACATTACCTGTGACATTACCTGTGACATTACCTGTGACATTACCTGTGACATTACCTGTAAGCGGACCAAAAATTTGTCCCGAAGCAGCATCTATAAGCAGTGTAGAATCTTCGGCAACCACGTTGCCTTTGAAAACTCCTCCTATAGTTCCTGTGTTATTAAGAAGGTCTACCACCGCAGTTATACTAGCACCTGCATCATTATATGTGAAATTTATACCAGTATGTGGTGCGCCGTTTACAAACAACTGAGCAGCAGCATCTTGTGCGTCTTCATTGGTATAGCCAGTGATTTGTACACCACCCAGTGTGCTACCATTACCTATGTATAGTCTTTGATCATCTGTAACATACAGCAGTTCGCCCTGGGCAAGAGCCTGGGTCATAGCTTGTCTTTGTGCGTTTGTGCCTCTGCGAATCTGTAAGGGCATATCTCAACTCCTGGAATTGTTCCTACTAGTATATTTATGTCACGGAGTTCAGAACATATAGCCAAAAAAATAGCACCCGGAGGTGCTATTTTACCCTTTTTGTAAAGCGCCTAAGGGCTGGCGCTAAAATAGGACTATGTCCTAATCTACTGTAGGACCGTTACCGTTCCTAAATCCCACTTCTCCGCCTTCTGCTTCGATGCGTTTAACTACATCTTCAAACAAAATAGGTGCAAAGTCTGGGGTCTGCTCCACGCATACGCAATGATAACGTGTATCCACCTCATCACTGTATAACACAGTACCTGTTCTAGCTTCAACCCCACGGGCTTTTTTAACACGATTCCAATGCAGATGTCCGTGTATGTTCACTCCAAATCGGCCCAAGCTAGCTTCGTGTATAGGAATATGGCTCAAGATCATTCCATTCATCACATGATATGCACGTAATTCACGGAAATGTTCTCGATAGTCTGTGTCCTTGAAAATATCATGGTTACCACGGATCAACACCTTGTCACCATTCAAACGATGCAGAATGTTCAACGCCTTTCGGTTGATCACCACATCGCCCAAGTGATAGACCTTGTCTAAGGGTTTGACCCGTTCATTCCAGGCCTTGACCATGGCTTCATCCATTTCGTCGGGGTCATCCCAAGGACGCAATTTAGTGCCATCATCTCGGGTAAAACGGCAAACACCTGTGTGTCCGAAGTGTGTGTCTGATACTAAAAATACGCTGGGCATGTATTGCTCCTTTCTAAGTTTCGTCTCTCTGCCTGCGAGCTCTACGTTCAGCTGCTAATATAAAGACTTTTTCGTTATCATTGGTCCAATCTTCTGGAACCGGCACTCCGTTTATCGAGTGAGGTTCCTGTTCATCGTAGGTCCATCCCAATGCTCGCATCATACGATGCTTGACCAATAGGTTAGGGCTACGAAACGCTTCAGTGTCTCGGAAGCCTAACATAACACCGATTTCACAAACAGCACCACTGCGACACACGCCGGCATGGCAATGCACAACAACATTCATGCGATTTTCAAATGCGTATTGCAGTAAGCGCACAAGTTCGTTGGCCTGCTCTTGACTACACCGCATGGCTTCGTCTAAGGCATGATCCTTTTCTTCTATGTCTAAAAACTGGAATTGATGAACTTCTTTGAATTGATGCTTGGGAGTAGGAAACTCCATGTCAGGATCTACAATTTGGATCAGCATAGAGTTTATACCCGCGTCGATGTGATGTCCTTTTGGGATGTCGCTGAGTGCTACGTTCTGTATCCATGGATTCACATCATGCTCCTGTTATTGCAAAAATTTTATTGGCTAACACACGTTCTTTAGAATAGGCTTCTATCTCCCAAGGTTGGTCGTAGTAGCTTTTGCGTATGTGCTGCCCCATCCAATAGTGTGTTTTACAACTGCGGCTGGGCTTAATCTGACCACGAGCATACTGTTTGACATGTACCATTTCGTGCGCCAAGGTAATGATCAGTCTTTCAAACTCCAGTCCAGAATCTATGATCATAGTTATAAATTTTGGACCTACTTTATGCACCACACCTCGCATGCCTTCTTTACGGGCCATTCCTTTTTCAGTCATGATTAACAGAGTGAAACGGCTGCGATTCAATCCCAGTTCTTTGGCAAAGAAATTCGCGGAAGTTTCTATGATTGATTTGGTAGAACTAGCTCTACCTTCCATGATGATCTGCATCTGTGGCCTTTGAAGATTGTTTATACTATTATACAATCACTATCGCTGTGTGTCAAGTGGTGCTCTCAGGTGGTAATGCTCCACCGTTTCTACATTACCAATGTAGTGTAATGCTTTTATACTATGAGAGCGGCATGGCCCGGCCAGCAGGAATCGAACCCACATTCGCGAGGTAGAAGCTCGCTGTATTCTCCATTATACTATGGCCGGTCAGTCTATTTGGATGTCAGCGGCTAACACGAATCTGTATTGAAGGCTCTGTACGATTCCCGGCCTATGCCACATGTTGCCGGGATAGATCAACCAATTACCGTCTGTGGGGCGCACAAAATACCTATCATCACCATCAACACCGTTTGGCGCCATTTCTGTACCGCAGTAGTCTCTATCCTTGACATCATCGGGTATGTGTAGATACCATATGCCACTGAGTATTTGAGAATTCGGTTTGGTGGGATGCCAGTGATGATGCCAGAGATTCTCTCTGTTTTCGGCACCCTCGAGATTGGTCATGAAACTCCAGGCCATCATGTTAGATATTTTGGCTTCACGACCCAGATACATGAATGCACTCATCATAAAACTAACACGGTACTTTAACCATACAGCCTCTGATCTAGCAAAGATGTTTTCTTTGGTCTGGAACTTAGGTGAATTGGTGAAATAGTTACCGTCAGCAATGATGCCTTTGATAATCTCACAGGCTGCGAGATCATCCTGTTTGGTTATTAGAGATGAGAAATCGTATTTGCAAGCCTGAGGATTATGATCTATAACTTTCAACATATTATTTGGAGCGGGGTAAGAGAATCGAACTCTCCGCTTTAGCTTGGAAGGCTAAGGTATTACCACTATACGAACCCCGCATAGATTTATTTACTCATTGGCCTCACTGCCAGGAATCGAACCTGGATCTAATTCTTAGGAGGAACTTGTTCTATCCATTGAACCACAGCGAGCAATCAGACTTTTTTAAGGTATTCTCGACCTACAGCACCTGACTGCACATCTAACAGTGCGCCAACAGGTGCGTTCATCTGAGTCTGTAGTTCAGCTGCTTTGTGTCTGCGACTGAGCTCTCTGGCACGAGCTGATGCTATCAGCACCAAGTCGAATCTATTACCGCCTACATTTTCCACACATTTTTCTGTGTCAATTTCAGGACCACGACTTAGTGTTTTGTTTTTCATACATACCTTATAGTTGGTTGCGGGACCCGGAATCGAACCAGGAACTAGAGCTTATGAGACTCTCGAGATACCGTTTCTCTATCCCGCGATAGTTTTAAATCAAGGCTTCAGCTTGCAATACAGCCACTACATCTTCTGAAAGAGGTATCTCTGTTTTGATGTTAAGTTCTAACACCTCGTCATTGATCTTTTGTTTCTGTTTTTTCAGACTCAACACTTCTGCTTTGGCCTGTGCAATCTGTTCTAATCCCAGCACCCCTGTGGTCACTGTGTCACTGTAGCCGTAGATACGACTGCGAGTAGATTCGCTCTTGTCGTTGCGGATCTTGTCCAACTTGCCTTTGATCACATCTAGTGCAGTGATCTCTGTGGCCTTGGCCAATTCTTCTAGCTGACCTATACGCTTATCTATAAAAGCTGCTTTGGCCAAAGCAGTGTCGATACCGCTGGCGCTGTTAGCTGTGCCTACTAGGGCACGGATATTGTACAGAGCCATGGTAAGCTTCTGACGGCGACCGTCATTTTCTACCAAGACACTATTGGCTTTGGTGATAACGTCCTCGACTGATTGGAACTCATTGATCTCAACAGTGAGATCAATTTTGATGTTCTTAATTGCTTCTGTGATGCTGTTCTGCACAGCATTTGCTTTTCTCAGTGTGATATTCATTTTTTTCCTTTTTCAAACAACAATGACGGATCGACGAAAGGTCAAGTAATAGACCGGACAATGGACAATGAAGGGTTGTAATCTTCGTTGACAATGTGCAAATAACAATACACAGAGGTCCATATATTTCCGATTAACAAATGACATTCTATTAGGGATCGGATCACATAAACACGTTCCAATTTTCAAGGTTGGATTGTAAGTTCGGATTAGGATTGTAGCCTAAACCTATTTGTCTATCCTCTTCTACCCTTCGCTTCACCGGTCACGTTATTTCTAACGCAACAAAACAATTATAACATGGTCTAGGGTGTTTGTCAACACTTATTGGTAAAATTGGTGCCCCGTGACAGAATCGAACTGCCAACCCCTGATTACAAAACAGGTGTTATACCACTTAACTAACAGGGCCTTATAGTATATATCTCTGGTGGAGGATGAGAGAATCGAACTCTCAATCTCGACTTGCAAAGCCGATGTTATCCCATTTAACTAATCCCCCGGAATTTTATTGTTTGCCTGTGTCGGGCTTGCGACCTTTTTCACGTTTAGGTTGTATGGCTGCACATAGTTCAGCGTCAATCATAGCACGTTTCCACTGCCCCTTTTGATGTGCATCTTTGAACTTGCCTGTGGCTAAACTGATTTTTAGCAGCGAACTCATTCTATAATTTGGACCTGGTTTCATATATTTCCTTTTTAAAAAAAATTGGCGGAAGACCGGGGACTCGAACCCCGAAGACGTTTTAAAGCGACCGACGGTTTAGCAAACCGCTCCAATACCATTATGGGAGTCTTCCGTATTACTGGTACCTCGTGACAGAATCGAACTGCCGTATCCCACTTGTAAGGAGGGCATTCTACCATTAAATTAACGAGGCATAACCATTAAAAAATAACATTACACCCTATGGGATGAGACGGATTTCTGAGTGGAGTTCGATTCTCCTCATCAGCCATTGTCCACGGTTGTTTCAGAAGAGTAAGATGGCCCTATTCTTCATAAGTCTATGCGTCCATAGACGATACCCGCTAATGCTATTTTTTAATGGTGCCCCCAGCGAGACTCGAACTCGCACCCGAAGACTGGCTTCTAAGACCAGCGTGTCTACCAATTCCACCACAGGGGCCTAACACATCAACTATTATACGACAATTTTAGACTCTTGTCAAGAGTTTTTTGGTGCGAGTGGAGGGACTCGAACCCTCATGCCCTAAGACGGGAGATTTTAAATCTCCTGAGTATGCCATTTCTCCACACTCGCATTCTTGGTGCTGCCTCCCCGGATCGAACAGGGTTCCTCGGATTTTCAATCCGTTGCTATGACCACATCAGCTAAAGCAGCTTAGTCCACAGTAGTGTCAACTACCTCTACACTAACATCTTCGGAATAGTATCCATTACTGGAACCATACCATCGAACTGTTACACTACCTTTTCGTGTACGAAAACGATAGAATGTCCATGTGTATGATTCTTCGTATTCATTTAGTGGCCCAGCTTCATAGTTAGAAACTTCTTCAGCTTCTATTAATGGTGCTCCGACTAGGTCTTCAAGATCCCCACAGATGTCTTCTATGTAAACACTTTCGCAACAGTTTTGATGATGTTGGAATCGTAAATAGTTTGTCTTTGACAGATACAAAGTTAGTGTTTCGTCATCTGCTTCTGCCTTGTATAATGTTCGTCCTAGTAGTTCATCGAACTCTCGAACAGAACCTTTTAATGTGTTTAATGTTTTTATTTTTTCCATAATAATTCCTTGGGGAGAATGATGGGAATCGAACCCACGCGACGAGAATCACAATCTCGGATGCTACCATTACATCACAGACTCCATTGACTGG